ACGACAAGGGCAAGGCGCGGCGAACTGCGCTTGATGCCGTTTGGGTGGGGTAGCAACAAAACAGGAGGGAGATACGATGGCATCAAGCCTATCAATGCAGAATCATGGAAATGACCTTGCCGCAGCGTACGCTGGGTTGCTCAACGAACTCAACCGCAGCGGAGACAAACCGGACCGCCTCGCCAATCTACACGGCAGCATCGACGAAGACGCAACCATCTATGGTGAGTTGATAGCCGATCTATCCCGCAAAGACCTGATGGCGGCGCTGTGCCTCAGCAACAGCCTTGTCAGCGAGATATTGCGGCAGAACAGAGAGAGGCTGGTATGAACCTACAAGTAATCATAGCAGGCGACGACTGGGAGCCGCAGACATGACCCTACGCAACGCAATGCAGCAAATACGCGACCTTGCCAAAGAGGGCAGCAGGATTCACACGATAGCGACGGACGCGCTGATCAAGCACGACGGCTGCACAATATCGCCCTGGGGCGAGGAGGACGACAAGGCAGACCACGAGGCCAAGCGGCGCGGTGAGCTGCCAGCCTCAATCGTGGCAGCAGCGGCCAACATGCGGCGCGGAACACGGCAGCCGGGGGAGTGACAATCATGGCCCAAACCGCAGCCAGCAGGTGCATTATAAACAAGCCAAAGATTGGCGCGTTTCTGATGGTAAAGAGTACGCTTGCAACCCGTGAGTGCGGGCGGCTGCGGGGCGGGCTTATTTTCGTGTTGACATCTTAACCGCTTACGGCGACACTTGCGCCAACGAACGAACAAAACGAAAGGGGCGAACATGGACTATCAGAAGTTTCTAGACCAGAAAACGCACGTAGGGGCAGAGCGCGGGTTTGATCCCGTATTCATGCCCGATATGCTGTTTCCATTTCAGCGACATCTAACCGAGTGGGCTATACGCGGCGGGCGGCGGGCGCTGCTTGAAGATTGTGGCTTAGGCAAGACGATTCAGCAATTAACATGGGCAGAGAACGTAGCGCAGCATACCGATGGAAAAGTGCTTGTGTTGGCCCCGCTTGCGGTTGCGCCGCAAACCGAGCGCGAAGGCGAAAAGTTTGGCATCGACTGCGTCAATAGGCGTGAGGGCATCAAGCGCGGTGACCGAATTGCGGTTACCAACTACGAGCGGCTGCACTACTTTGACCCTAACGACTTTGCGGGAGTGGTTTGCGACGAGTCCAGCATCCTAAAACACTTTTCAGGTGCAACCCAAAAGCAGGTGACGCGGTTTATGAATAAAATCCCGTACCGACTGCTGTGCACGGCGACGCCAGCGCCTAACGACTTTGTGGAACTTGGAACCAGCAGCCAGGCTCTCGGCGAGCTATCATACTCAGAGATGCTGACGCGCTTTTTCCGCCAACTTGACGATAAGGGGCAAAAGCAGGCGCGCAAAAAGCAGGCTCAAGCCGAGTTAGTCGGCAAGGCTGCGCCTCAATACTATCAGCGCATCGCCTACAGGGTTGCGCAATCAATAGGCCAGTGGAGACTAAAAAACCACGCCGTTGACGAGTTCTGGCGATGGGTGGCGAGTTGGGCGAGGGCATGCCGCACGCCGTCTGATTTAGGATTTTCGGACGAGAGGTTTGTTCTTCCAGAGCTGGTTCGGCGCGATCATATTATAACCGCCGACACACCTCCGGACGGGATGCTATTCAATCTTCCGGCGTTCGGGCTTGCAGAGGAACGCGAGGAGCGAAAGCGCACGCTTGCTGACCGTTGCGACTTTGCGCGGGATCTTGTAAATCACGACCGGCCTGCTGTGGTGTGGTGCCACACAAACGCCGAGGGCGACTACTTGGAGAAGTGCATACCGGATGCACACCAGATCGCGGGGCGCACGCCGGATGACGAGAAAATAGAGTTATACAATGCTTTCGCTGCCGGTGATTTGCGGGTGTTGGTGATTAAACCAAAAATCGGCGCATGGGGGTTAAATTGGCAGCACTGCGCGCACGTTGTGATGTTTGCCACGCATAGCTTTGAGCAGTACTACCAAAGCATGCGACGCTGCTGGAGGTTTGGGCAGAAAAACGAGGTTACGCTTGACGTGATCGCATCAGAGGGGGAAAGCAGAGTACTGGAAAACAAGCGGCGCAAAGAGGATCAGGCGAACATCATGTTTACCAGCCTGGTGCGCCACATGAATCAGGCGCTGAAGATCGAGCGAGAAGATAAGAGTATAAACAAGATGGAGGTTCCGAAATGGCTGTAATAGACCAAACAGTTACTGACAGGTGGGCGGCGTACAACGGAGATTGCGTAGAGGTAATGAGCGGCATGGGCGACGGGTGCATTGATCTATCTGTGTACTCGCCTCCGTTTATGGGACTATACGTTTACAGTTCTGACGAAAGGGATATGTCAAACAGCATAGACAAGGACGAGTTCTTTGTGCATTACGGGTATTGCGTTGACCAGGTTGCGCGCTTAACAAAACCGGGGCGCATTAGCGCCGTGCATTGTAGTGACATACCTCTTAGCAATTCCGGGTGCGATTCGATATTCGACCTGGCGGGCGCAATCATCAAGATACACGAGGAGCGCGGGTTTGCCTATGGCGGAAGACGGCTGATCTGGAAGGAGCCGCTTATGGTGCGCAACCGAACGATGATGAAGAGTTTGGCGCATAAGACCTTCTGCAAAGACACCACACGATGCAGCATTGCGAATGCCGATTGGCTTCTGATGTTCCGCCGCAAGGGGGAAAACGAAACACCAGTCGAAAAGCCTACCGGGGCTCTGCATTATGCGGGCCAGAGAATGCCTCAGTCTGATATTTTGCATTGCAGAGGCATGAATGGTGACCAGAAGAAAAACCGTTTTTCTCAATGGATCTGGCGTCAGTACGCCAGTTCATTGTGGGATGACATCCGGATCGACCATACGCTGCCACACCGAGAGGGGAGCGATCCAGAGGATGAGAAGCACGTACATCCGTTGCAGTTGGATGTGATTGAGCGCGCTTGCGTGATGTGGAGCAATGAGGGTGAGAACGTGCTTACCCCGTTCATGGGCGTTGGTTCGGAAGTATACGGGGCGGTGTTGAACGGCAGGCGCGGCATCGGTATTGAACTAAAGGAATCATACTATCGGCAAGCCGTGCGCAACCTGTCGGAGATCAAGCGAGAGAACGACACAGGCGACCTATTCAACGGAGAATAACCTCTTGACAGTCAAAACCGCTTACGATACAACAATCCCAACGAAAGGCGCGAACCGATGAAATGCCCCAACTGCAAACACGCACTCAGCGACAAGACCATTGCGCGGCACCTTGCCAGCAAGGGCGGGCTGAAATCGAAGCGCACCATAAGCAAGAAGCAGCAAGCGGCGATGCAGGAGGCCCGCCGCAAGCGCAAACAGTGACAGGCGAACGAACAACGAAAGGACGGGACGAGATGACGACAGAGACAGCATTGATCAAGTGTGACAACGAGCGCATCATTGAGGCGCCGGCAACCCCTAACGCAATGAACGCTGCCTATACATCGCTGCTGCGGTGCGGTTTCGATACCGAAGTGGCAAATGCGCTCGTCAAGGCTATCGCGGCGGGCTGCATTGACAACGTGACGCTGACGGTTTAACAACCCATGGGGGCTGCGCATCCATCACGCAGGCGAAAGGGGCGAACAATGAAAGTCGAGATTAACGCAGAGTACAGCAAGGAAGAGGTTGAGGCGATGATCATGGCGACGCACGTTGCCGCATTCGGCATACCTCCCGATGGCGACCAGTGGGAAGTGGAAGAACGCTACAACCGATGGTGCGTGCGCAATCGCGAGATACCAGCCGAACCGACAGAAGACGAACTCAAGGCCGAGACGCCAGACGAAACGGAGGTTTTTTAATGACCAAAGCAATCACAACGACGGACGGCGCGGCGGTTGCGCCAACTCAACCGCAGAGCGGGGCAGCGGAACTAATCCGCATGGCTACACAGCAGGGCGCGGGCGTTGATGTCATCGACAAGATGGCGCAACTCTACCGCGAGGAACGCGAGGACCAGCGGCGCACGGCATTCAATGCGGCCATGGCAGAAGCGCAGACCGAGATGCGACCCGTGACAGCAGACGCCACCAACCCGCAGACCCGCAGCGAGTACGCCAGCTATGCGGCCTTAGACAAGGCGCTACGCCCCGTCTACACGCGGCACGGGTTCGGCCTGAGCTTTGACACGGCGGACACCGACAAGCCCGACGTGGTGCGCGTGGTGTGCGTTGTGTCGCATCGTGACGGCTATGAGCGCACACACCACATTGACATGCCCGCAGACGGCACGGGTATCAAGGGCAACCGCATGATGACCGCAACCCATGCGCGGGGATCGGCGGCAACGTACGGCATGCGCTACTTGCTCAAGATGATATTCAATGTGGCGATTGGTGAGGATGACACGGACGGCAACACGGCACCGGCGATCATTAACGACAGCCAAGCCAAGCAACTCAAGGAACTGGTCGAGCGCAGCGGCATCGACGTGAAGCGCATACTCAAGTACGGCAACTGCAAGAGCATTGACGAGTTGCCGGCCGAGTTGTTCCAGGAGGCATGCAACGGTTGCCTGAAGGCCATCAAGCGCAACGGCGGCGAGTCGTGAGCGTCAAGTACCTCACATGCGATCAGGGCAGCAACCAGTGGCTACTTGCCCGCCTGGGGCGACCGACTGCCAGCAATATGTCGAACATCGTCACAAGCACGGGCAAGGCATGCACGGGGCAGACGCGGGCGACGTTCATGTGCCAGCTACTCGGGGAGCGCATTACCGGGTTGACCACCGAGCATCACACCAGCGCGGCCATGGAGCGCGGGGTGGCGCTTGAGCCCGTGGCCCGCGACTGGTACGAGATGCAGACCGGCAACGACGTGCAGGAGGTTGGCTTTGCGTACAGCAAGGGCGGCAGATGGGGCGCTTCTCCGGATGGCCTTGTCGGCGACGATGGCGGGATCGAGATCAAATGCCCCACGCTGCCAAACATGATCAAGCACTTGCTGTCTGATGGCGTGCCGTCACATTGGCGCGTACAGATTCAGGCATGCCTCTGGATCTGCGAGCGCACATGGTGGGACTTTGTGATGTACACGGACGCCCGCAACGTGCCGAGCATCATCATCAGGGTAGAGCGTGACGACAAGGTGATTGCCGCGCTTGGCGAGCATGTGCCAGCCTTCTGCGATGAACTGGACGCCAAGGAGGCTGCACTACGCGAGCGGTACGGCATACCCGTGCCAGAGAGCATGGCGATTGAGGACGCAAGCGGGGATATACGGTCCCCGTTTTAACGAACGAACAGCGGCGGCGGTCTGCGGGCCGTCGCCAGAGGAGGCGAGAGGGATGAGCAAACCAAAGATTGCGGCAGGCTACTACGATGACAGCGACATGGCGCGCATGATGGCAA